GTACGGGCGAGCCTAACCGTAAAGTCGAACTCATGGTAGTTAGTAACACTCGTTCCGTTCTCAATCGCGTAGCAAAGAATGCTGTCGGTGACTGTGGAGAGGAACGTGAGGCGGTCTGGGGTTGCATTGTTCAATCCTGCGAGTCTGGAAAATTCGTTGAAGATTTTAACTAAGGTCTGTATGGACACGGTTGAAGGGCCGACTATTACGTGTCTGTTGGTCAAATGAAAGTTTGTCTGTTGATCAAGCGAGGCCATGTAAATTTCACTCTATTAGCTCAAACTTAAGGGGAGCGGTGCTGGTTGGTTAATAAATGATACCGGGGGGGAGGGTCTTCCCGTTCTCTATGAAGAAACGGTTTGTTAGCTGCATGAAACCCATTTCCTGTTCGTCCAAAACTTCATGTAGGTTGTCCGCATTGCTGTATGCGAACTTGTGGTCCTCCAAGTAGCTGTCTAGACAATTGTTTAAGTTCCTTCGCGACTTTTGGAGTTGCAGCTTGAGATAAAGGAGGAGTGGGGACTTTATGATACCAAATTTAGTTAGATACCAGCCGCAGAAGGTGGGCCTGTAGCTATAGACCTCTTTGCTGACCAGCTTGAACTTCGCAGCCTGCTTAGCCCAACCAACCCTGAACTCAGGTTTGTCATTTATAGCCGAGTCGTCGCCACCATAAACTTGGGCTGTTTTGTCTCCAATCATGTACTTGGTGTGAGTGTACGCTATGTTCCCGTATGTATTAAAAAGGAAGGTACAAAATTCACCTGTCAACCTCATGATCGATAGGACCCCTTTGAAAACCTTGGCCTGGACTTTAATCTGGACGTAAAAGTCGATGAACTGTTTTGGAATGCCAAAGAGTTTCATGAGGTAAATTTCGAAATTTAAAAACTCACCATTCTGACTTTGGTCGAAGGCGGTGAAGTCATTTTCGTTTGAAATTCTCTTGAAGTCCCAATGTTGATTAACAAATGAGTCAAGCTTGTAAGGGCTCATTCGTGTATGAATATGAATATTGCTTGGCTTAAATTCATTTACCATCTCCTCTAGGTACCTAGCCACCGGACCGAGAACCATGATCGGTAGGTCCTGGAAGCAGGATATGGACTGACCTGCTTTAGCCATGGAGTTTATTTTCTCTAACTTAGTGCAAGTTTGCGACTTAAGGAACAGGTTGATACGCTCAGGTGCAACATCTGGGTCAGCTCTACCCCTGTTGTTGACCAACATGTTTAGAGTCTTGGAGAGCTTGACTTTTTCGTTTTCCGCTATCTTGGTCAGAAAAAGGTCCCAATCGAATACCTGTTGTGTTTTCGGGAGGTGCATAGCTCTTTGAAAACTGGTGAACAGAGCTGTCCCAATTGGTTTCGATGCCTGTAACTCTTTAAGGTTCTCCTTGACAGAGCTAGTGATGATGCGTTTGTCCCAAGTGATTTCGCAAGTTGCCTCGTCTTTGTTCTGGTGCCTCATGAAGACATTCTCATAGTGGTTCAAATTGTCATTGAACTGCTGAGTGTTCCCATATTTCTGGGTAAAGACCTCCTTGTCCTCTTTGGCCAAGCTTTG